ATCCGTCGGCGGCAACAAAGCGGTCTTCAAGCAATTTGATCGTTTTCGGCATTTGATGCCCTTTCGGAACGGGGGAAAGCGGCGCGAGACAATGCCCGCGCCGTCAAGATCAGCCGGCGGGAAGCTGTTGCGGGAAGCCGAGCACGGCGTACAGGCCGACGAGCGTGCCGGTGCCGTGAACGCCGCCAAAGGTAACGGTGACGCGCAAATACCGCTTATTCCCGACGTAAGTGACCTTGAACGGGTCCACGTCGGCGGTCGCGTGCGCCACGGCAATGAGGCGAACGAAGCCGTTGGCGTCCGGCGCTTGGCCGCCCAACTGCGTCGCATCCGGGTTTTTCCCGAGGATGGTCTCGCCGGAGGTGACGACGGCATAAGTGGAGTTGTCGTCCGAATCCTCCAGCTTCAGCGCGATATAATTCGTGCCGGTGAAGGTGATGCCGCCCGCGCCGACGAAAAAGCCGAGCGAAACGCCTTCGTAAAGATTGGAGTTTGCCGTGGCGCGGTCGATGACGACAGCGCCGGGGGAAGTGGTAACAACCGCTTCCGCGACAAGCCTTTTGACGGTGATGTAAGAGCCGAGGTCGCGCATCTGCGCTATCCTTTCAAATTGGGGGAGCGTGAAAGGCGCGACAGATCGCCGCGCCCCGATGCGTGATTACGAGACCGCGAACTTGAGCAGCTTGGCCGCTTCAAAATTGCGAATGCCGCCGCCGACCCTTTTCGTCATGTAAAACAAGACGTAAGGCTTGAGCGTGTAGGGGTCGCGCAAGGTGCGGACGCCGACGCGATCAACGATCTGGTAGAACTGCTTGAAATCGCCGAACGCGACCGAATAGGACGACGCGGCGATGTCAGGCATGTCTTCCACTTCGGTGAGTGGATAGCCCGCGAAGGCGTCCGCCTGCCCGTTTTGCAAGCCGGGAACCCACAAGTAATCGGCGTAGGTGTTCTTGATCTTGCGGAGGCGAGCAACCGCCGTCCTCTTGGCCAGGAAATGAGCGTTCGGGCGATAGGGATATTTCAGACCGGCGATCATGTCGAAGAAAATATCCGCGCCGGTCCCGATGGTCGAGGACTGCGCCGTGAAGTCGCCCGAAGCGCCGGTAGCGAAATATCCGACCGAACCCCACGCCCAAGAGGCGTCGGCCACGATGGGATAAGCGAGGAACCCCTTCGGCTTTTTCGAGCCGTCGCCAGAGACGAAGGCTTGGCCTTCAACCTGGGCGAATTTCAGCGCCGCTTCCGAGGCAATCCACTGTTCGACGTTGATGTAGGAATCATCCAACATCTGCTGCGTCGCCGCCGGCATGGCGTAAAGCTCGCCGGGGACGAATTCGATTTCCGCAAGCTGACTGGTCGCGGTCTGCGCACGCGGATCGGTCTCGCCAACCCAACCCGCCGCCGTGCCGCGCTTGTTGATCGGGATTTTCAGCGAGCCCGTGCCGATGGTCGTGATCGACCCAAGCGCGCGAATGGGCGAAACAAGCAAAGCCAGTTCGACCATCGCCTGTTCGATCTGCGGCAGGACGGTAAAGCCGCCGTCCGCTTCCGAGTTGGTCGAAAGCGCCTTGGCCTCCAGTTCGCTCAGCGCCTTGGCTTCGACGGCCTTGGCGTAAGCCGCGTTCAGGGCCTCCTCGGAACGCTCGCCGCCCTTGCGGAGATAGCGATCGAAGGCGCCCTTGAGTTCCGTCAGTTCCTTCGCCTCGGCCTTGTCGTCGCCTTTGGTGAAGATCGCCGCGCGCTTGGCCTCCAGAATTTCGGCCTCCAGCTTCACGCGCACGTCGTCGATGCTCGAATTGATGCGGTCAACGTGCTCCTTGAGCACAACGTCGTCGATCTTCTTTTTGGCGATTTCCTTCAAGGATTCGTCGTTCTTGGCCTTGAAGGCCTCGAACGTCTTCATCAGGTCTTCGCCGAGCTTCTTGAATTCGGCGCCAGCGGGCGGGGGCGTGGCGTCGTCCTTGCGCTCAAGCGGGTTGTAGCGACCGCGCAGAGCAGTGGAGGCCATGAGGCCTCGATCATGCTTCGTCATGTGTGAATTCCTTGGATCAGGCGCGCAAAAACTCGGTGAGTTTCCGCAGCTCATTGGCGGCGATTTCCGCCTCTTTTGCCGCCCGATCCGCATCACGCGGCCCGGTTTCGAGCGTTTCTTCATCGTCACGATGAAGGTTTTTGAAGAACGCAACCGCCTTCACGGCGTCTGCCCGCGACAGGCCAGCATCACGCAGGCCCGCTTCAAGTTCGCGCGGGTTGAAATCTTTCACGGTCGTGACGTTCGCCTGTTCGTTCATGGCGAAGGTGACGAGCGAAACCTCGAACAAGCCGAGTTCTTTAAGCTGGCGCACGCCGCCGCTCGTGAAGTCGGCCTCCATCGTCTTGTAGCCGATGGACATGCTGTCGATACATCCGGCCTTCATGAGCGCATAGGCCTCGGCGCCCTGTTGGATCGATGTCAGGATTTGGCCTTTGACGTAAAGGCCCTTGCCGTCTTCAGCCGCGCTCGTCAAGACGCCAATCGGCTTCGTGGTATCATGCTGCCAGAGCATCTTGACTTGGCCGGCAGGGCGCTCCTGTAGCGACTTCGTGAACGCGCCGGGCATGACGACGTCAAAGCCCTTATCGACGTTGCCGAAGGTGCTCGCGTAGCCTTCAAACTCGCCGCTGTCCTTGACGGCTTTCGCATCGAAGACGACGGGGAGATGCTTGAGATTTTTCATTTCGTCACGACCTCCGGCTTAAGGCCATGTTGCGCGATAAGTCGGATCGAGTCAGCCGACAGAATAAACAGGAAAAAGAGCGGGAATGTGCGGAGGAGCCAAAAAAACGGATTGAACCACCATGCGCGGCGCAACCGAAAATGGACCTCGATATGCCCAATTGTGCTCATCCCGGAATCCTCGGATTGTAGAGGCAGACGCATCGGCAGTTGATGACGTTGGCCGCGCTGCCTGTCGGGTCTTTCGGGTATTTCAGCGCCTCGCCGTCAACGGAAAAATCTTCGTCCATGCCAACGCTTTGGCCGTCCGCCGCCGCGTGCGCCGGGCGCGTGCGCGCATCCTCGGTCGCGCACCATTCCTTGTCGAGTTGCAGGCCGCTCGCATCCGCCGCCGCGTCCGCGCCTATGGCCGTGGCCGCGCCGACTTCGGTCCGCGCTATCGTGATCGATCGCGCTTTGCCGATCAGGCCGCCCGTCTCGTTCCGCACACGCTTGGAAATATCCCGCAGGCTTTCGCCCTCGGATTGGCCGTCTCTCAAGGCCTTACGAATGATCTTTTTCGTCGTTTTCAGCACGCCGACGACTTTTTCCGCCGCGTAATTCGTCAGCCAATCCATGATCGAAGATCGCGCCAGATCGATCAGGTCCAGAAATTTCTTGCCGCCCGTCAATTCTTCGATGACGAGCTTCGCGCTTTCGAGCGCCGCGACTTCAAGCCGCGCGTGGTAAATTCGCAAGAGCGCCGCATGATAATGATCGACGACGCCCGCCGCGATTGCGCCCTGTCCGCTCGCCACATGCGCCGCCGCATCCTTCGCAATGCGGTTGAGCAAAGCCGCGACATCGTGCGCCAGACCGCGTTCAAGAGTCGCCGCCAGCATGACGTGACGCCGCGCGCGGGCATTACGCCTGCGGGATGGTTGCTTCATCAAATGCACTCATCCCGGCCTCTACGCCACGCTGCACAGCGCGCGCGATACCGTGCATCAACCCGAACTCACGCGCCTGCATTTCAGGCGTCCATTCGTGCAAAATACCGTCCGCGCCGCCCATGTCGATAACGCGCCCATTGGCCGCGCTATGGGTTGTTTGCATTTTTTGCAACTTACCCCGCGCAACAAGGCGGCCGTATTTCAACATGATCTTTCGGACGCTTTCTCTGCCTAACCCGAATTTCACGCCTACATTTTCAAGCGTCATCCCGGAAAGGCGTAATCGTACAATCTCTTGATTGCGTTCCAGAAGTTCGTGCGGCCCTTCATCGCGAGGCGACCGAATATACCCGCGCGCGATTTCAGCTTGCCTCCACGTAGGAAGATCCGTCTCTGCATCTTTTCCATGATCTATCATGCCGATTCCTCGACTTCGCCTCCGACTTCCGTGCCTTCGTCGTCCGTCTCGCTGTCCGCGCCATCGCCATCGTCGGGCGCCGCGCCGCCTGTCGGCATTTCGCCGGCCATTTCCAACGGGATCATCGTGCTGGAAACCAAGATCACGTCGCCGCCCGGAACCGGACCAAGCCCCTGCTTCTCGCGCTTTTCGTTGATCGTCATGGATGTGGATTTTTCGATCCGGTCCCATTCCGCCGCGCGCTCATCCGCGAAAACCTCAAGGTCGTCCGTGTCGGGAACGATGGAAATGTCCGCGCCGAACGCCGGCCCGATCCACCAGGATACCGCCCTGCACCATTGCGCCAGCAAAGGAAGCACGGCCTGCCGATAAAACGCCTTGTTCGCCTCCATGTAGTTCGCAAACGTGTTGTCGCCGGGAATGCCGAGAATCAGTGGCGGAACGCCAAAGGCCAGAGCGATCAGCCGCGCCGAGGCGTTCAATCCCTCGCCGAAATTCATGTCCTTGGGCGAAAAGCCCATCTCCTGCCAGACCATCCCGCCGTCGAGCAGGAGCGGCTTGCCGGCGTTCGACTGGCCGGAAATCATTTCGTCGATCTGGCGCTTGAGCGACTGGTACTGTTCGTCCGTCAGCTTGTCCGGGCCTTCCTTGGGCGAATAGACCAGAGCGCCGGACGGTTGTG